GTATGAACTAAACCCATACTCATTCTTTGGTGTAGGTATCGCTGAAAACATGGACGATACGCAGACCTTGATGAATGGCTTTATGCGTATGGCTGTAGACAATGCTGTACTTTCGGGTAACTTGATTGTAGAAGTAGATGAAACCAATCTAGTACCGGGCCAAGACTTGTCACTGTATCCGGGCAAGATATTCCGTAGGCAAGGCGGCGCACCGGGTCAGGCTATCTTTGGTACTAAGTTTCCTAACGTGTCACAAGAGAACATGATGCTGTTTGATAAGGCACGTGTACTGGCAGATGAAAGCACAGGTTTCCCATCCTTTGCACACGGACAGACAGGTGTATCAGGCGTAGGCCGTACAGCTTCTGGCATCTCTATGCTTATGGGTGCGGCACAAGGCAGCACTAAAACAGTTATTAAGAATGTAGATGACTATCTTCTACGTCCACTAGGCGAGGGACTGTTTCGTTTTAATATGCAGTTTGACTTTGACCCTGAGATTAAGGGTGACTTAGAAGTTAAAGCACGTGGAACAGAAAGCCTAATGGCTACAGAGGTACGTAGTCAGAGATTGATGCAGTTCTTGCAAGTAGCAAGTAGCCCAGCGTTAGCACCATTCGCGAAGTTTCAGTATATCATTCGTGAGATAGCTAACTCAATGGGACTAGACCCCGACAAAGTAACCAACAATATGGATGAGGCCGCATTGCAAGCTGAAATTATGAAACAGTTTCAAACGCCAGCAGCAGGGCCAGAAGGTGCAGCACCAGCAGGTGCAAACCCAATGGACCCAACAGGTGCAGGTGGTGGCAATATAGGTATGGGACAGGCTCCTGTACCGGGTGAACAGGGATTTAGTGGTAATGGACAACAACAGGGAACTCCTCAACAAGCTGAAGCCGCTGGTGGGCAACAACCACCAATGGGACCACTTCAGTAAGTATTTGGATAACATGGTAGCACAACATCATAAGGTGCTAGAACAATCTGAGAATATGATAACAGTACACAAAGCACAGGGTGCTATAGATGTACTACGAAAGATTAAACGATTACGTGAGGACGTAGCTAACGCTGAAGGGTAATACTATGAACAACATGGCAAAACAAATGGAAATGTTTGACGAAGGCGGTCTTATGGATGAGGGTGGCACAGTAGACCCTGTATCCGGTAATGATGTACCGCCGGGTTCTAATCAAGAAGAAGTTCGTGATGACATTCCTGCTCAGTTGAGTGAGGGTGAATTTGTTTTTCCTGCAGACGTAGTTCGTTTTATTGGTCTTGAAAAGTTGATGATGATACGTCAACGTGCAAAGGCTGGCTTACAGCGTATGGATGATATGGGCCAGATGGGTAATAGTGAAGAAGCTGTTATGCCAGATGACTTACCTTTTTCTATTGAAGACCTTGACATGGAAGATGATGAATTAGAGATGGCACAGGGCGGTGTAGTACATATGGCTAACGGTGGTACTTACAATGTTCCTGATCCTAGTGCTGGTGTATATTATAATCCTGCCTCTCAACCAACTACAGGCGTAGCTGCTGCTCCTATGAAAGCTGCATCTTCTAATATTGCTAGGTCTATACCTATTGCGCAAGCGGCAACGCCACTGCAAGCTGGATCAGGTAAGCCAACCATGTTTACTGATTATGAATTGCCTCAAGCACCTGTTCCTATAATGCCACAACGAGATGACTTACCTGCATTTTTAGGAGAAGTTACACCGGGAATAAGTGGTGTAGATTATGTTAACGAAGTCTATGAAAATGAAGCAGGAGAAACTAAAACATTTAGACGGTATACAGATGATAGACTTTTAGATGAAAATGGTGCAGTAGCAGCCATACCTGAAGGATATACAATTAAATCTGAAGCAGAGAAAGACGTAGGTACAGGGCCAGTAAAGGTTGAAACGGCTACTGTGCAGGATGATGGTGATGGTGGTGATAATGATGGCAGTGCAACAACAGGTGCTTCAGTTTCTTTTGGTGGCACACCCGCTAGAGGAGATCGTGCAGGTTTAGTCGATGGTGCATTTAGGGGTAATTTAAGTTTTACAGGCATAGGTTTAGGGGGTGTTAAAGGATTTTTAGGTTCTGGTTTTTCTAGTCTTACAGAAGCTGTTAGTGGTGGCAAAATGGGAAATCCATTAAGTTTGTCGGGAAATCAAGGAGCAATAATTTCAAATATTATAGACCCTTCAACTAAAAGCGGAGTTGGCCTCGCAGACACATTAGGTTTTAATTTGTCTCTTAATGCTGACCAGTATAATAAGTATATTACAAGGTCAGGGCCAGTAAAAGTAACGGATAGACAAGAACTAGCAGATATAGTTAAAGAGTTATCTAAAATTGATGATGTTTTACGAGGCGAAACTTTATCAATAGAACGTGCTGGTTATCTAGCTGAAAGTATTAAGATGGGTCGTGAAGACGATATTAGAGATTCTATTGAAAAAGGTAAGGGTTTTGATAAATCTCTAAGTGACGCATTAGGACGAGACAGAGGTAAAGTATCAGGTAGCGGTATATTTGGTACTAATATCGGAGGAGAAGATAGAACAGGGGCAATTAGTGCAGCGGAAAGAGCAGAAATGACTGCTTCTGAAAAGGCTGCCTCAAAGAAAGCCGTTGATGATTATGTAAATAGCATGATGGGCGGTCAACCAGCAGATGATGATGAAGAAAATGAACCCGGTGGCGATTCTAATAATGATAATAACAACAATGATGGTGGTCGAGATTATGGCGGCGGCATTGATGATGCAGCATTTGATGCCTTTGGCGATTTTGCAAAAGGTGGCCTTGCCAAACAGATGAAGCGTAGTGGATTAGCTTCTAAAAAATAATCCACAATCAGTTGGCTACTCACTCCCCACACCCGACAGTGTGGCTACAGCGGCCCCAACAAAGGAATAGATAATGAACGATACACTATTAGCAGAAGACATGAAGACTACGCCTAAAGTGGCATTTGTAAATAAACCGTATACTCAAGAAGAACGTACTAAGCGTGACGAAGAAGAACTAGAACAACTCAAGAAAGAACACGCAGGTGAAGAGGTAGAGGCAGAAGAAACTGAACCTACTAGCGCAGAAGAAAAAACATTTAAGAAGCGTTACTCTGACCTACGCCGACATCAGCAAAAGCAAGCTGAAGAGTTTAAGGCTGAACTAGCGGCAATGAAAAGTCAGCTAGAAAAAGCCACCAAGAAAGAAATGCAGTTACCTAAGTCCGATGAGGACATTGACCAGTGGGCAGCAGACTACCCTGATGTAGCAGCTATCGTAGAAACAATTGCCATGAAGAAAGCAGCAGAGCAATCTACTGCACTAGAAGAACGCATGAAGGCAATTGATGATATGCAGACTTCTGCTACTAAAGAGAAAGCTGAAGCAGCATTGATGCAGATGCATCCTGACTTTGATGAGATTAGAGACAGTGATGACTTCCATAATTGGGCAGAAGAACAGCCTAAGTGGATACAAGACGCACTGTACGACAATGACAATGACGCTAGGTCTGCTGCACGTGCAATTGATTTGTACAAAGCTGACATGGGCATTGCTGAAGCTAAGAAGTCTAAGCCTAGCAAGGATGCAGCTAAGTCAGTAACGACTAAGAACACACGTAATAAACCACAGGAAGATGCATCTTCTACGTACTTACGTGAGTCTCAAGTAGACAAGATGTCGGTACAGGAGTATGAAAAACATTCAGATGAAATTATGGAAGCTATTCGTAGTGGTAAGTTCATCTATGATTTATCTGGTTCTGCTAGATAAAAAAGAGTTGACAAACAGTTATTTTTAAGTATAACTATAGTCATGTGTAAGGTAAGCAGGTTAGCTACTTGCTTACTATACCAATCCGCAAACTACAAAAATCTTTAAGATTACCTGATTAACATGGCCTACTAAGTATATTAGTTGCAACTTTTATATAAGGTACACCCTACGTTAGACAGCCTCTGCCAAGAATTGTACTGTTTGCATCTGTACATATCCAAAACAATAGGAGATGGATTATGGCTTTTCCAAGAGCGCCGGGCTATAACAACTTACCGAATGGTAATTTTAGTCCTGTAATTTACTCCAAACAGGTGCAGCTTGCATTCCGCAAGGCCGCTGTTTGTGAAGCAATTACGAATAACGACTACTTTGGAGAAATCGCAAACTTTGGTGATTCAGTTAAAATCATTAAAGAACCTGAGATTACTGTCAAAGCATACGAGCGTGGTACGACTATTACCCCGCAAGACCTTGATGATGAGGATTTCACCCTCACCGTTGACAAAGCTAACTACTTTGCTTTTAAAGTTGACGACATTGAGGAAGCACATTCGCACGTTAACTTTGAGTCTCTCTCAAGCAACCGTGCTGCATACCGTCTGTCTGACCAGTTTGACGCAGACGTACTTGGTTACTTGACTGGCTTTAAACAAGCTGCAATTAGTGGTAACGCTAATGTAGTCAACAACATTGTTAACGGAACTGTTGCTGTTGCCACTGCTGGCACAGATGAACTTCTTACTTCAATGAAGCTGACAGCCGCTGACTTTAATGCTGGTAACGGTGCTAACTGTGTAGGCTTGAAGCCTCGCGCATCTGAAGCTGTACCAACAACTGCTGGTGTTGCTAACCCATTGACTGTGATTGCACGTATGGCTCGTCAACTTGACTTGCAAAACGTAGAGTCACAAGGTCGTTGGTTGGTAGTTGACCCAGTGTTTGTTGAACTACTGAAAGATGAAGACTCACGTTTGTTTGATTCAGACTTTGGTGGTTCTGGTCTACAGAATGGTTTGATTTTGAATAACCTACATGGCTTTAAAGTCCATGTTTCTAACAACCTGCCTTCTATTGGTACAGGTCCATCTACTACAGGTGGAACTAATGCTAATAACTTTGGCATGATTGTTGCTGGTCATTCTTCTTCAGTCGCTACTGCTGACCAAATCAACAAGACTGAGACTTACCGCGACCCGGACAGCTTCGCTGATATTGTCCGTGGTATGCATTTGTATGGCCGCAAGATTCTTCGTCCTGAAGGTCTTGTTAACGCCAAATACTGCTTGCTGTAGAGGAGATTGAATTATGGCACTAGGTGATAATACACTCCAAGCGGCACGTGGC